CATGAATAAACCTCTTTGCCCTGTTATTGGATCAGGTCTCGTTCCTTGATATCCTTCATTAAGACCACCGTGAGCGTTTGAAGTTGCTGCTGCACTTTCTCTTGTTACACTTGCGTCACCAAAATCGATAAACGTTCCACCTGTAGCAATAGCATGATAATCAATAACATTATTAATACTAGGTGTTGATCCGTGTCCAAAAAGCCCTCTTACAGAATTAGAAGTTGAACCACAAAATCCTCTGGCTACGGATAAGTCTGCATAATCTACGGCATTGGCTTGTGAAGCAATGTCAACATATTCAACAGTAGTTACAGCAGAGGGTGTCATTCCACTAAACACACCTCGTGTAGAACTTGAATGTCCTGAAACTCCTGTCGAAGCAGTTGCTATATCACCAAAATCTGTGGCATTACCTGTTGTTGCAAATTCGACATAATCTATTGTATTCTTTCTACTAACAGAACCTCCCGTTCCTGATTGACCACCAGCAAAAAGAGATCGGGTTGGAGAACTATTAGCACCTAAATAAAATCTTGAAACAGTAAGATCACCAAAATCTACTGTGTTACCAGTAGCAGCTATTGTTAAATATTGAATTACGTTTACTTCGCTTGTACCACCTCCACCAACTAAACCACGAGTGGAATTGGCTGTAGCTGCACACCCAATTTTAGACTGCGTTAAATCTCCAAAGTCAGCAGCATTTCCTTGGGAAGTTGGCGTCACATACTCTATGCTAGTTCCAGCAGGAGAACCTCCTCCAAAAAAAGAACGAGTAAAATTTCCTGCGGCTGCATTATAAGATTGAGAAGTTACAAGATCACCAAAGTCGGTTGCATCTCCCGTAGTTGATATCGTTACAAAGTCAATGACATTAGAATCACTTGGAGCTGATCCACCTGCCCATATACCTCTTGATAAAGCATTAGGCCAATAGCCGCCCATGACAGCGTCATAGACTTCCTTCATATTCCAGACGCCTCGAGCATTGTCGAGTTGTGGATAGTTCGCCATTAGAAATCCTTACGATGTTTTTTTAGACCAAATATGAGCTGCTGCGTTTGTCTGATTAAAAGCTACTTCTTCACCAGCAGCATTAAGTTCTGTCCAGTCACTTGTATAAGTATCTAGATAAGATTTTACAGCTGCTTCATTAGCCAGTTCACCTAAACCTGTTTCATCAGAACCATCAAGTGTTGCACCAATCATATCCCAATCTTGAGGTGATGGTCCTCCATTTGCTTTTGGATAGTAGCCACCATCATCAATGTAATTTGGAATCGTTCCACCAGCAGTCAGGTTATATTTTATTATTTTATTTGCCATTAGTTTTCTCCTTGTTATCTAATAATTTAGTATTTAATGATTCTTCATCAAATAATTTAAATCCTCTACGTTCAGCAAACTTAACTGAATCATTTTGGAATTTATCTGCACACGCTTCTAACCATTGCATAGTCATTTCGTGGGTAGGTGCTTTACCTTCATCCATCATCTTATTCTCTAATTTAAGATAAGCATAGATTTCCGCTTGAGCCTGTGCACTATTAATTCCCATATCAAAAAGATAAATTAAATTACCCTCATCAATGACACCACCCCTTGCTCTAGCAGCATTTAATGCTTGTTTTAAACAAGTCATTACATGATAGCGAGCTTCTTCTTGTTCGTATTCTTCTTCCGTAATATCTTTTTTCCCTATTTTTTTAAGAATACTTTTGTACTGATTAGTAAAAAAAGACATTTTTCTAATAGCACCTGTAATAGAATTTTGGATATTATTCATATTAACTTTAATTTCTAATATTTCAGTTTCCAATAATTCTCTTTCAAATTCATTTTGATACTCTTCGTCTTTAAGTTGCTTTTCTTTTTGTCTAAGCTCTATATCTTTTTTCATCATTTTAAGATGAGCTTCTTCAAGAGCCATTCGAGTTTTATCTATTTCAGCGAGTGTATGCTTAACACTTCTGATTGGTGTAATAGCTGTAACATCTAACATCACACCCATAAACTGTGAATGTGATTTATAAAAATTAGAGCTAGTCTGCTTAATTGCAGGAAGAGTATTTTTAATATTACTTAACATATGCTTATACTCTTTTTTCACCAAAGGTGAATTTGATATTTCTTTAATAATTAAATCTTTACTATTTGACATTTACCTCCAAAAGTTACATTGTTTATATTTTTCTACTATAGATTTAGGTATAATATTATAAGCATTATACGTATCTTTATATATAGCATCGGTCTTAATAGTATGCAACCTTTGTCCTACTGGAGTTTCATCATAACTCATATCGTTAACTTTAAATTGATCTAAGTTAATAAATCGATGTTTGAAATAAGGTATCTCAAGAAAATCATAAATGCTGTTTATGATCTTTTTGGGATATTTAACTAAATCATTATATTCAATAATTTTATATAATCCTTTATTTTTATCTTGAAGTAAATGTTTAACAGCTATTAACTCTTTAACAATTACTCCTTCATGATTCATTAATTTATCACATTTTTCTTCTACTGTTTTTGCGTGTTTATTAATAAATGCAGTAGGTTCTCTTTGTGACCATCTAACAAAAGAAGCTAAAACTTCTATAATATCTCTTACTAAAACAATAATCTTAATATTCTTACGAGTATGTTTAAGAAAATTAAGATTAGGTGGCATACCCCAAGGTGCTCGATCTATAATATAATCTGCTTTCCAATCTTGATAGTAATGATCAAATACTTTAGCTGCGACATTATCAAAAGATTTATGATCTGGATAATTTTGAAAGATGTCTGTTTTTTTTAAAGTAAATAATTCTCCCATCATATCTGCTGTAATACTATTAGCCGTAACAGCTACTTTAGGATTTTGATTCATGATAGAACCAAATAAAGTATTTCCTGCTCGAGGGAGTCCCGATAGAAAAAATATATCTTTCACAAATTCTTTATACTAAATTTTAACCCTGTAGTCCACCATGTCCGCTGGAAGCCCCTTGTTTCATTTCCTTTCGTGTAAGAACCATGTCTCCAAAATCCGTATAATTACCAGTAGAAGCAATCGTAAAATATTCCATGGTATTTGTTTGGGTATTATCAGGAGCATTACCACCTCCTGCTACAACTGCTCGACTATTATTCGAAACAGAACCCATTGAAGTTCTTCCTACTGATAAATCTCCAAAATCTGTAGCATCACCTGCTGATGCTATTGTGACATAATCGACTGTATTTACTCTAGTCGGAGTTTGTCCTCCTAAGAAAAGTCCTCGTGTTGAACTAGAGGCACCGCTTAAATTCTGTCTTGTTGAAGTTAAATCTCCAAAATCTAAAGCATCACCTGTAGAGGCAATTGTTATATAATCAATGGTATTGACTACACTAGGCGTGTTTCCTCCACCAAAAACGCCACGAGTAGGACTACTTACTGATCCATGACTTTCACGAGATTGACTTAAATCACCAAAATCAGCAGCATCACCTACCGAAGCCATTGTAATATAATCAATAGTATTAACATCTGTTGGGGTGGATCCTCCACTAAATATAGCTCTGGTTGAATTTGAAACAGCTCCTGATTTTGTTCGAGCTACTGATAAATTTCCAAAGTCTGAACAATTTCCTGTAGATGCAAACTCAATAGTGTCTATAACATTTGTAACACCTGGGTCATGATTACCTCCTCCACAAACACCTCGAGTCGTACTTCCTGTACTTGGAGTGTCTCCTCGTGCTAAAGTTAAATCACCAAAGTCACTAGAGTTTCCTGTAACTGATATTGTGATAAGATCAATTTGACTAACGAAACCAGCAGGATTTTCACCTCCCATGAATAAACCTCTTTGCCCTGTTATTGGATCAAGTCTCGGAAAAAATGCTTCAAGACCTCCGTGTCCGTTTGAAAGACTTGCTGTTTGACCTCTTGCTGCAGTTAAATCACCAAAGTCTGTTGCATTTCCAGAAGTTTCAATCGTAGCGTATTGTATGACATTGTCATAAGATCCTGTATCTCCTCCTCCAAAAACTGCTCGTGTTTTAGAACTTACTCCTGAAGTAGATCCTCTAGCAGCTAATAAATCTCCAAAGTCTACTGCGTCATTTTTGTTTGCTATTGTAAAAGTGTCCATCACATTTGTTTTAGTTGATGGAGTAGCTCCTCCTGCATACACAGCTCTTTTGGAATTCGAACAGCCACCACCTCCTTGTCTGGCTACTGTTAAATCGCCAAAGTCAACTGCATTGCCTAAAGCACTATACTCAACAAACTCTATAACATTTGATGGTGAACCCGTTCCACCACCTGCGGAAACTGCTCTTGTTGAAGAACCACTTCCAGCGTTAGCTGTTTGCGATGCTGTGGCATCTCCGAAATCTGTAGCATTACCAACAGAAGCAATAGTAATGTAATCAATTACATTAGAACCTCCTGTTATGAAAAGTCCTCTAGTACTATTAGAAGCACCAGCACCTTCTCCTCTTGATGTAGATAAATCTCCAAAGTCCGCTGCGTTTCCAGTTGAATTAATTTCAACATATTCAATTACATTAACTGTAGATGGTGTTATTGCTGTGGCAGAAACTCCTCTTGTAAAACTAGCTAAACCACATCCTAAACGAGCTGTAGCGGTTAAATCGCCAAAATCAGTAGCATCGCCTGTTGTTGAAATGGTAATATAATCTATTGTATTTACATTACTTGGAGTGTGTCCTCCTGCAAAAAGTCCTCTTGCTCCTGCACTAGGAAATGTTCCTTCAGTTTTTATATTGGCTGTGATGTCAGAAATCTTCCAGATCCCGCTGGCTGAATCTCGCCTAGGATAACTTGTTGCCATTAGTTATCTCCTTAATCTGCTATCTTATCGTACGATATAACGCAGTCTATTGTAGAGCCAGCAGAAGCTCCACCTCTAATTAGATCTGTTTCTTCTAAATAGAACGATGAATTTTTATCTATAATGTCTACACTTGAGTTAGCTGGAACAGTAATTTCATTTGCAATCATTTTATGTGTTCCACCTTTTTCAACATCAAAAGTTACTGTGGCATCATTATCAGTAATATTTGAACAACGAATTAAATTAATCTTGTTCGCATATTCTGAAGCTGCCGTAACTAAAGTTGTTGTCAAAGTTGTAGTCAAAACAGAAACTTCCGTTACTGCATTAATTGTAGCTACATTGACTATATTTGGTATTGCCATTTATTTCTCCTTAATTTTAACCAAAGACTAGGGCAGCTGCTATCGCTTTCCCCATTCCTATTCCACCTGACGCTGCATCAGCCCACGTAGGTGCATTTGAACCGCCCATTGTCAAAAGTTGATCTTCATTTCCTTTTGCTAAACGAACATAATTCGTTCCATTATAATACATAATATCACCTGCGGCATCAGAACCTAAAGCAATATGCGTACCATCTACTGAATTTGCTGCAATCGATACGACTCCAGCATTTGTCATTGTTACATCTCCTGATAAAGCAGCAGCAGTAAATCCTGTGCCATCACCAATAAGAATTTGTGTAGTTGCTAAAGCAATTTCAGATAATACTCCTGAACTATCTGCATTTCTTCCAAGTATTGAATTAGCTGCAACATTTTGTATATGAGCAAAATCTACAGAAGCATCTGTATAATGTTCGCTATCTACAGCATCGTCTGCAATCTTAGCTCCAGTAATTGCATCCGATGATAAATGTGCAGTATCAATACTGCCATCTGTATAGTGTTCTGAATTAATAGCATCATCTGCTATTTTTGCATTAGTAATTGCATCTGCTGCAATCATTGAAGTTTCTACAGCAGTACTAGCTATTGTTACAGCTCCAGTAGATGCAATTGATACATCTCCAGAAACCGCAACTTCTTGATAACTTGTTCCATCGGCTACTAAAATTTTAGCTGAAGTAACATCAGGCATTTTAAATAAAGCACCAACTGTTACATCTGCGTTAAATGCAGCATTACCTGCTTCACTACCATCAAGGGTAAGCATTGTAATATCAGAAGTAGCATCAGTTCCTTTAAATATAATATCAGTATTATTCGCTGTTGCATCAATTGTAATATTTCCTGATGATGTTGAAAGTGTAACTGCACCATCACCTGTTGCAATATCATCTGCAGCAGTTGCTGTTGTTGGTAATTGTGATACGTTTATATATTTAGTAGTTCCTGCATCATCAACTATTAGTTTATCTGATGATGCAACTGTAATACCTGTTCCATCTGTTGCTCCATCTACTTGAATAGCAGCTGCTGAAACTTTATCAGCTGTGCTAATTGTTGCTAATTTTGAATCTGCAATTGCTGCAGAAGCATTAACATCAGCATTAACAATTACACCTGAACCAATTGCCGCTGTACCACTTGAAATAGTTATATCGCCTGAAATACCACCTTGAATATAAGTAGCAACTCTTGACATTGCTGATTTCTTTTCAGTACCATTAGCACCATCGTCTACAATAATTAAATCGGCATCAACTAGATTTGCACCAATATCTGATGCACCATCAATTTCTAATGCCCCAATATCTACTTTGCCAGCTGTTGAAATAGTTGAAAGTTTACTGTCAGCTATAGAACCTGCTAACATAGAACTTTCTACAGCACTTGAAGCAATAGTAACTGCTCCATTAGAAGCCATAGTTACATCGCCACTAACTGCTACTGGATTAAAATTTGTACCATCAGCTACTAATAACATTCCTGAAGTATTAGTACCCATTGTTAAATCATCACCAGAGATTGTTAAATCTCCAGCAAGCGTAACATTAGCTCCACTAAATGTTAAAGCTGTAGTTGTTCCTGATTTAATAATTAAATTTCCTGAAGTATTAGTTGCACTTCCAAAGGTAGTGCCACCATCTTTAAAAAATACATCTCCGCCATCAGCATCTAGAATAATATCGCCTGATACATCTAATGTATAATCTCCAGTAATAGATGGAGTTTCTGGCATTGAAGTGTTTGTTGCACTTGTAATACCAATATAAATTGTTAAAGATTCACTAGATAGTGAACCTGAATCCCAAGAAACTGTAACTGTTGTATTTGTTGAAAAACTTGTAGCTGTAATTGATCCGTAAATTGTTCCTGTTGACGAACCTACCGCTTTAACTCTTCTACCAACATGGTAAGCAGATGTTACGTCTGCACTTGCGATTGTAAAACTTGTTCCTGATGCATAAGCAGGTGTATATGTTCCTGCTCCATCTCCGTATTCAATCCATTCAGCTGAATTATACCATTGCCTAATGTCCGCCATAATATCACGCATAGCGTTATTAACATTAGAAGGCAGCATACCTTCAGCTATACTAACCGAACCTGTGCCTGTTGCAGTATTATTAGCAGCTGTTGTATCGTATTTGCCTATATATGATCCTGCCATTTATTATCCTCCCATAAACCAGATAAATGCTTTGTCATTTTCCTGGTTGTTTTTTAAAATTAATTCATTAACAGATCGTTCTACTTCTCTTTGAAAGTAGTCAGTTTCTGAAAATGCAAATCGTATGTTATCTATATCTATTGTATCACTCATCTATTACCTGCTGATACTGCTATTAAATCTACTCCTTGAGCATCATTCCAAGATGCAGCTGCTGCTATAACAACTCCAACTTTATGATACCTTCCAGAAGATCTAACGGGTATATCTCCATTTGTTTGTAAACTAGCATAGCTAGTACTTGTTCCTGAATCTGCTGCTCTTGCACGACTTGTTACTCGTGCTGTAGATGTTCCATCTACTATTGGTCTAACCATTGTTACAGTTGATCGTCTACCTGGTACAGGTTCTATTTCACCTGTTTCAAGTGTAGCTGCTAAAGTTGCTCCATCAAATTGAATCAATTTATGATCTCCATCAAAACCTGAAAAATTAACCACACCACCTAACCAGTATCTAGAATCTAATGATACTGTTAAAGCATCAAGACTTGATGATGCATTATCTAATGTATCAACTGTATAGGCTTCTGAAAACTGTAAAAAAATAAATTCAGAAGCTAATTCTACAACTGACCAACGATTAACAGAATAGTTATAAATTAATAATCTATCCTGTACTCCTGTAGTAGCATCTGTACTTGGATAAGACCATACAGCTAAATGATTTAAAGGATCTGTAGAAGCTACAATATTTTGTTGATAGCCTGCAGATAAATTATCTTGAAAATAATCATTAACTTTATGTTGTCCTATTGGTTTAATCGTTTCACCATCAATTTCAAAAAAGCCATCTTGTGAATAAAAGAATACTCGTTTTCCTACTTGGGTAATACTTTGTGCATAAATAGCACCTCTGTTTTTAGATATAACTGAGAATCTAAATACAGTAGTTCCTCCCACATAGTCCATACGAGTTATTTGGTTTTCTTGAAATATATAACCATACTCACCACCTACTATTCCAGTAACTTCACCACCATCTGCTAGATCTTGATAATCAGATTGTTTAGTGCCTGATGTCCATGTTTCAACATCATTAATACCAGACCATTGAACTCTATTCTTAACAGTTTTAATTCTTCCTACTACAAGAAAATCTCTAATCACTGCAGAAAATGTAAAGATAGGTGGAGATCCACCTAAATCTGCAAATGCACTAGAAGTTCCTACAACATATTTTTGAACTGTATCTTCACCATTAGATGCAACAACTGTTGTTCCAAAGTTAGAAAAGTTCCAATAGTTATCAGCTCCTGCATTATATGTAGTACTGGCTTGACTTACATCTGAAAAAGTTTCACCAGATAATTTGTATAATTTTGTTTTACTACCAGCAAACGTATAGACATTAGCACTATTATCTTTAGTAGAAAATGCACCAAAGCATTGTCCGTCTAAAGCATTAGATTTTACCTGTGATGTTTTAAATGGTTTATAACTAACAGCTGCAGGATATACATTAGTTGCAACAGTAGCTCCTTTATTTAAATGATCAGGTATATCAGGTAGCCATTCTCCAAAAGGTACTTGCATTATTTCCGCCTATAGAAAGATAAATCAGTTTGAACATCTGTTCTTTGAACCACAGGTGCTCCACCATAGTTATCTTGTTTATCGTTATTCTCGCATCTTTCAAGAGCTGCGATGTACATTTGTAGCCAATTCTGTTTTTGTTCTGGATCTATTCCTCCAATAAAATTAGATGCATGGTAAAGGCTACCATACAAATAGATTCCAGGATGATTAGTTAAAATATAGTTACTTGAGTTGGCACTAGAGGAACTAAGAGGTTCAAGGTTTTTATAATATGATAAATAACCAGTGTAAGTAGTATCAGGACTAGGACCAAATCTGAATTGTTCTGTTTCATTGTCTGCCTCAATAGTATAAGAACGAGGTCTACCAGATCTGGAACCTCCTCTTATTTCAAATAAATTATGTGGTGTAATATATTCTAAAGTATATTTTGTATCACTTGATAAAATATAGAATGATCTAACTCCAATAAAACCAGTAGGAACAGTTTCAGTTTCTGAATCAATAGTAATTGTATCTATTTGTTCCATCTGTCTTATTCTTAATTTTGAATTGAAATCAGCTTCTGTGAGTTTAATAAAATCATCAGCGATCTCATCTGTTAAATCACTTCGATTTAACCAATTAGCAATTGCTGTTTTTAAAGCTGTATAAGTATTTAATGCCATTATAAAGATCCTTCTGAAGTTCTAAAATATCTAAAATCACTACTGTTTAGTTTAACTCTCATTATTTTCTTTTGTATTTCTTTAGGTAAAGCCCACCAATTATTAGTACCATTATATTCTTTAGTCCAAATCTGTAGTATGATTGGAGGCACACTAGCAATCCTTCTCATGTCTTTAGATGCTGTATAACCATCGTTTAAATTATAAAGCTCTTTATTCCTTTTCATTAAAGGATTGAGATCTTGCTGATTATTAATTGTTAATTTTCCATCAGACTCTTGTATATAACGAGTCTTGGTAGTATCAGCATTCCATTCGGTTGCTCGTACCTTACCCATTATTCAGTTAGTTCTGTAACGCTTACTTTACCATCAGAACCACCAACACGCAAAACTGCAATCTTTTCTCCCTCAGATACTTTAATGTATTCTACATCATCTGCTGGAAGATATGCTGTACTTGCTGCTGCAGTTGGTGAAACTGCGATTTGAATATAAGTCGCAATAGTACTCACTACTCTTATGTATTGAGTATTAGCTCCAAATGCTGAACTAGCACTTGATGAACTACCTGCATCTAAAACTTGCTGTGTGCTAAATCTTAATGCGTTCATATTTTGTTCTCCTTTTGTTTAGGGGATGTTTCCATCCCCTGAATTAATTATCTTCTTATAACAAATGTTACAACAAGTTTTATTGTATTGCTAGATGCTCCATCAGTTATCATTTCAATAGATCCATCTTCAGCAACATCGTTAGCTGCTGTTGGTTCTGCTGTATCAATGTCTCCAGCGGCAGATCCAGATTGTGTTACTGTAATTGCTCCGCCAGTTATTGCTGTTCCACCAATTTCAAAAGTGATTGCTGCATTAGCTGTTCCAATTGCTCCTTGAAGAGCAGTTATAATTTTTATTACTTTACCTCCATCAGGTACAGGCACAAATGTTGATGATGCTGTACTAATGTCTGCGATTGTAGATGTTAAAAAGTAGTCGTTTAATGTTCTCATTTTGTTTCCTCATTGTTCCGCCTTTAACCCCTCTCAAGACTTCAATGTTAATTAGGATGCAAGGGGACTAGATATTGAGGTTAGCCCCCTACGCATTTTTTATATTATTATGAAGTTGTTAAGTCAGCTACGCAGCCGCTTGCAGCTTCATTTCTAGATTCTAGAGTCGCTTCTAGAATTAGTTGTCTTTTCTCTGAGTCTCCAGTTTTTGACAATTCATGCATTGAGAAGTCTCTTAAGAAAGCTACTCCCCAGTAGTCCATGTCAAGCACCCAAGCATCTCTATCTCTAGAGAATCTGTTAGGTACTACTTGTAATTGACCGAAGTCAGAAGCGTAAACATCTACTGATGTGTATAAAGTTGCATCAGCACCTGCATCGAATCTAGTACTGTTACCAGTGAATCCTGACAATTTTTGTTTATTGAAAGGTCCAACCATAATCATAGTTGGATTTCCACCAGCTTCCCATACTGATTTAATTACAGTTTTCAAAAGAGATTCTGTGAAAACTCTTTGAGTTCCATCAGTTGCTGCAGTATTACCTACAGAACCAGATGTTCCAGAAGTTCCCATTACGTCATTAGTAGCAACCCATGCTCTTAATGAACCCATTTCTCTTGCTGCTGTTGCTGAACCTGTTACTTCAGCGTTGTTTGTTGTAAGTTGTGCTTCCAAGTCTCTTTTAAGTTCTTTTGACTTTTTAGCGATTTGGTAAGCTAGTTCAGAAGCTCTTCCAGCTTTATCAACTACTTCCTGCGTACCTGTGATTACTACTGTTTTGTCCATAATTTGACAAGAGTTAGATAATCTAGTTGTAGCAGTAACAGCGTCTAAAGTTGCTTCGTCACCTTCGATTACAGCATTGGATGTAGAAGCTGCTGCCAAACTGTCAGTTTGCCATTCGTGTAAAACTGCTGTAGCTTTTACTTTAGCTGCAGAGCTAAGGAATGGTGTGTCAGTTGGCGAGATGTTATAAATAACATCTGACAGATCTTCACGTTCTCCAATGGAATCATACGTATCAAACGTATTTGTTGGTTGTGCCATTGTTTATTACCTTTTTTGTTGAGATTTAAGATTGATCATATCTCTTATTGCGTCCTGAGCTTCACGAAGATGCCCAGTTTTCTTTAAGCGACTGATCTTGTTTCTTATTTCCTCTCTACCTGAACTTGGTCCTGATTTAGCTACTCCAGCTTTAACGACTTTAGGTGCATTTGCTACCTTCTTCTGGGCAATAGGTTTTTTATCTCTAACAGATTTATAACTCATTGCATCTTTAATCACCATTAAAAAACGGTGATCTGCCAGATTACCAATTTCTGAATCAGTAAAACCATATGTACGTAATGTTGTACGCATATTAGTTCTGAACTGATCAGCTTTATTGGGATCGCTATATTCTGGGATTTTAGCTGCTGCTAACTGTTTCTGTATGTCAAGGTATTCATTGTATTGTTTTGTGTAAGCATCTTGAGCTTTAGACTTCATTTCCTCTATCTGCCTATTTTGTTGTCGTAACTGGTAATCCAGTTTAGCTGCAGATGTGGGATCTTCATCATAAAGTTTTTGGAGATCCTTACTACCTTGTTGTTGTCTGACAAAACTGTCAGCAGTTGTAATCATTTCGTTTAGTTCTGATAAACGAGTATCATAAGATTGACGCAAACTATTCTTTTGAGCTTCAAGATCTTTTTTCTCTAAGCCTAAAGTATGAGTTTTTTGTCTATAATCCGAGTCTCGTGAATAACCTGCTTTCAACTCATCGAGGGTAACCTCTAACTCTTGACCACTAA